CAGTAAAATCATTTTCGCTGTTCAACATAGTTAATGAATAAATTTTAGTTAAATCTCCAGCTGATACGTTGCTTTCTATACCACCACCCACCAGATATCTTATGGTTAAAGTAGTATTAGCTGGAGCTTTTCCGTACGTAGAAGTTCTCAAAAAATTTGAAGCGTCAAAAGTTTCTCTCAGAGAGGACGCGTTTCCAAAAACGCTAGTTCTAACGTTGTTCGGATTGGGTATCAAATTTTCGTCTGAAGTACTTGATAATCCTGCTCCAAATTGAAGTTCTGTTTTTCCATCTGACCTAACTACTGTCGTGAATCTTCTTGGTACTCTTTTGTATTTCAACAAATACGGTACTGAAGAATGTTCCGTGTACAAAACAGAATCTGCTACGTTTGTGTTTTCGACTGCTGTCATTATAGTATCTTGAGCAAGATACGGAACTTCGTACCACACATTACTATCAGAATCTGTTACGTCTAGTATCGCAACTATGTTTTCGTCGTCTAACAATATTTTTTTATATTTCTCCGGCGTACCGATTTCTACGTCTACAGATTTAACTATACCAGAGTAAGCTTGGACAGATTTCTTTAACAAATACATCATTGGCAAAGAACCGCTAGTTTCAAAAACAGTTATTTCTACTGGGCTCCAGCTAGACGAAAGTGCGAAATTTACCATATCAGTTGCTCTGTATATAACTTGAGCATTCGTTTGAGAAGCTACTTCTAAATTATCTATTATTAAAGCAAACCTCATATCTGGAAATTCATTATTGCTTCCTGATGCTGGTACTGTTTGAAATACGTCCAAAGTAGTTGTTGCAACCGTCGCTGGTTTTACTTTGCGACCAAAAGCTTGAGCTTGCAATATAGCGTTTGTGCGTTCCACTGGTACCAATGCTTCTCTGAACTGATAATCTAAATAGTAAGACAAAACATCTCCAATATAAGCAGACATTTCTATGAACATCATTCCCGGAGAAGATTCGTTGAAATCTTTATACGTATCTGGAAAGTACACTTTTGTGTAATCTATCAAAGCGTTTCTAAGCGCTTTGAAATCTTTGTTCAAATACTTAACTTCAGCTACTTTATCTTTCTGGTACATTTAATTACTCCAATTAAATCGTTAAGGTGACAGTTTCTAATTTCGTTGGAAGCGATTTAACCGAAAATATCAACTTAACATAAAATTTATTTCTGTCTTTATCTTCGTTTGTAGATTCAATAGTTACTTCATTCAGCATAACAAACGGTAACCAAAACGCAACAGAATCTTCAATGTCAGTTTTAATATCTTCTAATAAAGAATCTACGTTCGGCTCAAACACATACCTATCTAAAGCTATTCCAAAATTGGGCTGCATAACACGCTCTCCACGGCGCGTTTTTAACAACGTAATAATATCCGTCTTTATTGCGTCTATCGTTGTATAGCTTACATTTTGATGCCCTTTCTCAGTGGCAAACAGAGGATACATCAAACCAATAGACGATATGTTATTTAACGACACTTAAAATCTCCAATTATCGAGTAACGTGAGCGTGTATGTTTTTCAGTACCTGTCTGTAATCTTTAGTCAACGCGTTGGCAAGATGTTCTGGTATAGAATTTATTCTAAGAGGAACTCCTTCCGTATTAGTTTCGGGTAACATTGCCAGTACTTTTTGTGGATCTATTTCATTCGATTCTTCACTTACAATTTCTGGAGCTGGTGCAAATTTTTTGCGCGCTGGTAAACTACCGCCCATTAGCTGTTCGTATTTCGATTTCATGCCAGATCTTTGAGATTCGTTCAATCCAGTAACGCGTGTAGTTTCATCTTCTGGAAGTGGGAGATCTTCTGTAGTCAGGGATATTGTGTCTACGTTTCGAAGTTTTTGCGAATAGCGTTTTGCAGATTCTTTAATTGCTTCTTGCTTATCAACTATAGACTCAGCAATAAGATTCACAAGTACTTCGTTTATAGTATTCTTCATTAACGATTCAGTAACCATTTTCTTTAATATCGGTGCGGCTACTTTTTGTAATTCTTCCCGAATAAGTTTTCTTAATTCGTTTGTGTTGATTTTCATAAATGTCTCCTTATTTAACTTTTCCTTTTCCAGGAGCAATCGTAGACTGATTCGTCGAACCACCGGCTGTTGGAATTCCAGGATTCACAATAACATCTCCAGATAATACAAACTCGTTTATTGCTTTAGCAAGATCTGCTGCTAGCTGATCATCTGCTGAAGATTTTTTCATAGTTGGATTATTCAATATAGAATCATTGTGTTTTTTTAACGCTGCTTTGATTGCGTTTTCTAAATCTAATTTTACTAATGGCATTTTATTGAGTCCAATTTTTCTTACTTAAGATATCTTGAAGTTTAGCTTTAAGTTGTTTCAATTTTGCTTCTCCCGGGTTTCCGCCTATGTGAGCTTGGTAATACATTAACTGCGGTATTGCGTCTATCAATTTTGTTAGAGCGTCTACCAACTTATTTCCCAAAACCATTGGCTCGATATTTTGCTTTCCGAGTTTTATTTCTGGTGCATCTACTAAAAAATTAGTTTTTGCATCGAATGTAACTGAACCGTTTGATACTCCACTAATCGTTTTATTTGCGTACATCAAAATTTCATTTTGTTTAGCGTTCAACACAATTCTATCTGTCGATATAAATATTTGATTTCCAACTAATTTCACATCATTTGCATAATAAGGAGGCTTAACTTTAATATTTTTAGACGGAACAAAAACTACGTCTTTACTTGGCGATGTAGTTATCAATATTGTGTTAGAATCTTTGTTAATGTCTTCAACAGTTAAAGATTTCTTATTATTAGAATCTAAACCAACAGTAATATGAACAAACGGATTTGACTTATCGTTACTGAATCGTATATTCTGACCATTCCTTCCCTGAAGTATTACGTCTCCTTCGTTAGGTTGCAACTTTGGTATCGCGGCATTCTTATCCACAAAAACTTCACCGTACTTAATTTTGCCGTTAGTATTGTTTGGCATTCCCAAAATTTGAGTAGCATTGTTGTTTATTCTATTAAAATAATTCAAGACGTTGTCATAAAACCATACATTCAAATATTTGACGACAACAACCAATTCATTCAAAGTTGGATATTTTTTAAAAGTACTATCTAGCGGATAAGCTACTGTTAACATATTATCCTGAACATTTTTTTGACTTTCTGCTAAACGAATGAAAGCTACTCCGATATTATCCTGAACAGAATTTTTTTCGTACTTTGGATGTTCAGCAGATAAGACAATGTCAATTACTTGTCCTATCTCGAGTTCGTAAAACTCAGCAGCATCACCAGCTCTACTAATCATAGCACTCGTAGCTGGATTCGTTAATGACGTAATATTGTTTGCAATAGATACACTACCGCCACTATTTTTGGTTTTCCACCACATTAAACTTTATCTTCCAATTTACTTACTTCTGTGAGTTTACTGTCAATTTCTTTGGATGCAGCTTTTATCTTTTTAATCTCTTCTTCAGCTTGCTTCATCAAAGCTTCACGCTCAGATTCAGATATAAGTTCACTTGTGTTCGAACTTGTCTCTGCGTTTATCAAGCGTTGTACTATGCCCGCCATCTTCACTAACTGTTCGTCGTTTTTCACAGCAACGTCCAAATATTCTGCTATCATTGGAACTATGACCGCTGCTTCAGTAGCGTTAGTTACCAATGGGCTCAATTGGCTAATAAGTTTATTAATTTGAGTCTTTTTATCTGTGGAATTTTTGTAGATGTCTTGGAGAAGAGAAGAAAAAGTCTTTCCAGCAAACAACTCTAAGTTCATATCTGCCATGCCGTGTATTCCTTTGTTTATTATAAATATACGGCATTTGAACTTTTAAAGATATTAGAGGTCGGATTTTTGTAAGATTCGTTCCGGTATTAACACACCTTCGTCATAATAGCAGTTAATCATTTTTTTGTAATACGGTACCAATTTATTTATCACTTTCGTGATATATTGAGTTCTAAATCCAGTCATTTCTCGCAAATATAAATAGATTGCTTTCTTATTAAAATTTTCAATCGACTGAGTTTGTTTGAATAATTCCATAAGTACAGTTACGATTACCACGTCTCGTTGTTTTTTAAAAACATTAATCGCGTATCTATCCCAAAATTTAATCATCATCATTATAAATTCTTCGGTATCGCTATTAATTTCGTTTGTATCTATCGACGTATCTTTGAGCTCAACGTCCTGATGAATGTTAGTGTCTACAGCATCTATTCTATCGTGACTTTTTAATTTTTTATAAGTGTTGTTGTTTTGAAGAATTAAATAATTTTTTGCGATTTGTCCAAAATAAGAAAAAGCTTTACCCTTCCCACCCTCGTACATGTGCAACTTCATAACTAAAAAACTAACTGTCCTAGATTGAATATCAGCTTTCGATTCTTCGAAGTAAGTAAACTTAAAAGTATTAATCATGTTCTCTACCAACTTCTCAAAAGGATACTTGATGTAGTCGTTGTAGATTTGATTTCTAACCGCGTCGTTTTCTTCAGAATTGTATCTGATTATCGCGTTTTGAGTTTCTTCTGTAAAATAATGTTTAGATATTCTCTTTTTTCGTTCTTTCTTTTTTGGTTTAACTTTTGGTTTAACCTTTTTGAGTACCTTTCGTTTCACTGGATTTAACTCCTACTGTACTGAATTGCTCTAATACCAAAACTTGGCTTTTCAGCATTCGAAAAATTTGACCAACTTCGTCATCTGATTCAAAAGCACCATTGGCATCAATTTGTCTCATGTTTTCTAGAATCAT